CATTTTTGTGATATCTTTTTTTGAAAAATCATTTTTGTGATATCTTTTTTTGAAAAATCATTTTTGTGATATCTTTTTTTGAAAAATCATTTTTGTGATATCTTTTTTTGAAAAATCATTTTTGTGAAATCTTTTTTGAAAAATCATTTTTGTGATATCTTTTTTTGTGATATCTTTTTTTGTGATATCTTTTTTTGAAAAATCATTTTTGTGAAAAATCATTTTTGTGATATCTTTTTTTGTGAAATCTTTTTTGTGATATCTTTTTTTGAAAAATCATTTTTGTGAAATCTTTTTTTGAAAAATCATTTTTGTGAAATCTTTTTTTGAAAAATCATTTTTGTGAAATCTTTTTTTGTGAAATCTTTTTTGTGAAATCTTTTTTTGAAAAATCATTTTTGTGAAATCTTTTTTTGAAAAATCATTTTTGTGAAATCTTTTTTTGAAAAATCATTTTTGTGAAATCTTTTTTTGAAAAAATCATTTTTGTGAAATCTTTTTTTGAAAAAATCATTTTTGTGAAATCTTTTTTTGAAAAAATCATTTTTGTGAAATCTTTTTTTGAAAAATCATTTTTGTGATATCTTTTTTTGAAAAATCATTTTTTGAAAAATCATTTTTGTGATATCTTTTTTGAAAAATCATTTTTGTGAAATCTTTTTTTGTGAAATCTTTTTTGAGAAATCATTTTTTGAGAAATCTTTTTTGAGAAATCATTTTTTGAGAAATCTTTTTTTGAGAAATCTTTTTTTGAAAAATCATTTTTTGTGAAATCTTTTATTTGGAGATATCTTTTATTTGGAGATAATTTATTATATAAAAAAAGTATAATAAAAAATTAAAAAAATATGTATTCTAAATGATGTAAAAGTATTTAAATATTAAATATTAATTAATGTAATATAAAATGGAACTACCAGAAATTTCAATAGAACAAAATAACATTATAAAATATTTAAACTTAGATAATAATGTTATTGTAGATAGTGTTGCCGGAAGCGGAAAAACAACTTGTATATTGTATATAGCAAAGCATTTTAATAATGATAAAATTTTAATATTAACATACAATTCAAAATTAAAGTTAGAAACAAGAGAAAAAGTAAAAAAAATAGGTTGTAATAATATAGAAGTTCATAGTTACCATTCATTTTGTGTAAAATATTATGATAATGAATGTTTTACTGATACAATAATAAATAAAATAATTAAAAATGAAAATAAGTCATTAAAACAATTTAATTATGATTTAATTATCTTAGATGAAACACAAGATATGACAATAACATATTATGAACTTGTTTGTAAGATTTATAAAGATAATGATGATAAAAATACAAAAATATGTATTTTTGGAGATAAAAAGCAAAGTATATTTGATTTTAATAAAGCAGACCAAAGATATATAGAATATGCTAATGAAATATTTAATTTTAATTCTTATAAATGGATAAAATGTAATTTATCAATAAGTTTTAGAATTACTTATGAAATGTCATTATTTATAAATAAATGTTTATTACATAAAGATTGGATTACATCTAAGAAAATATTAAATACGAAACCAAGATATATAATATGTGATTGTTTTGGAGATAAGTATGGTTCATCATCAAGAACTTTTGAAGAAGTTAAATATTATTTGAATTTAGGATATAAACCAAATGATATATTTATATTAGCACCAAGTGTAAAAAGTGGACTTTCACCAGTCCGTTTATTAGAAAATAAAATAAAAAGAGAATTACCAGATGTAATGGTTTATGTTCCAGTAAGTGATGAAGAAAAATTAGATGAAGAAGTATTGAAAGGTAAAATAATATTTTCAACATTTCATCAAACAAAAGGATTAGAAAGAAAAGTTGTGATTATATTTAATTTTGATAGTTCATATTTTGAATATTATAAAAAAAATGCTAATCCTTGTATTTGTTCAAATGAATTATATGTTGCAACAACAAGAGCAATAGAACATTTAACATTATTTCATGATTCAAGAAAAGAATATTTTCGTTTTATAGATAAAAGAACAATATCACAGTATTGTTATTTTGAAGGAAAAATAAATGATTTTGAAGAAAAAGTTATAAATAATAAAAATTATACAAGTACAACTTCAATAACAGAAATGATAAAGTTTTTACCTGAAAATATTATAGATAAATGTTTTAATGAACTTGAAATAAAAAAAGATAATAACTATTTAAAAGATAAAATTAATATTCCATTAAAAATACAAAATAATGAAACAACTGAAAATGTAAGTGAAATAACAGGAATTGCTATACCAAATATGTTTGAATTAAAATTAAAAAACAAAATGAGTATTTTTGATGAATTAAAAAATAATGATTTTGAAGAAAAAGTTATAAATAATAAAAATGGTTTTTTAATTTTAACACATAATAAACCAAAAAATAAAAAATATGATATTAATAATATAAATATTGAAAACTTAACACCAGAAGAATTATTATATATATCTAATTGTTGGAATACATTTAAAAATGGTTTTTTGTTTAAGATATATCAAATTACACATTATGAATGGTTAGAAGAAGAAAAATTAAATGAATGTATGAATAGAATGTCAAAGTTAAACATTTCTATTCATTCTTTATTTGAATATAATATAGAAATAGATAATGAAGTTGAATTATTAAATCGTAAGTTAGTTGGATATATTGATTGTATTGACGAAGAAAATAATGTAGTATATGAGTTTAAATGTGTTCAAAAATTAGAAAAAGACCATTATTTACAATTAGCATTATATATGTATATGTATGAGTTAAAAAAAATAAAACAAATAACAAATATAAATAAAGATAAAGATAAAATAATTTATCATTTTTTAAATGATAAAGAAAGACAAGATTGTTCTAAACTTAAAATATATAAGAGAGAAATTTATGAAACAAAAGAAAATGAAACAAAAGAAAATGAAACAAAAGAAACTAAATATGTGTTATTTAATATTTTAACAAATGAATATATTACAATAAAATGTGAAATAGAAAAATTAAAAAAAATAGTTGAAACTATGATATTTACAAAATATGTTAATGTTAAATCTATAACAGATGAGGATTTTATAAATAAAAATAAAAATATACAAATGAAATATATAATTTTATAAAAATGAAATATAATAACTGAATGTTATACCTTTTTACATTTTACATTTTACATTTTACATTTTACATTTTACATTTTACATTTTACATTTTACATTTTACATTTTACATTTTACATTTTAAATTATATTTTTTTAATGAATACTTGAGTTTGTTTTTCACCTAAATAATTTATTTTTTTATGATAACCAGATAAAAACCCATCTATACCCTTTTGTGTTAAATCAGGACCACCCCATCCATAGTCATCAAATATCATTATACCATTTTTTTTTAATTTTCTAAAACTTAAAACAGCATCTTCTAATACATATTCTGGTTCGTGATTTCCATCTATATAAATAATATCAAAAAAATCATCTTGAAACTTTGGTATTTCTAAGTTAGAATAACCACGATTTATTATTATTTTATCTTTAACTCCTGAATTTTCAATATTATTAATAAATGAGTTATAGATTGATTCTTGTTGGTTTTTATATTCAGGATAATCATTATAATCTTCCCAAGGGTCTACACAATACAATTTACTATCATTATGTAATCCATAAGTATTAGCCACAGATAAAATATTAGCACCATAAAATGTTCCAATTTCTAAATAATTGATTTGTTTATCAGAATAGTTATTAACATTTATATGGTTAAACCAGTTATCTGCTAAACGATATTGAGTTCCAATAAAATTATTTAACATATGATAATATATATATAATATATATTATTATATATATATTATTAACGCACTTTACACCTTTTAACATTTCAAACGCCGATTTTACTGCATAAAAAAAATTAAAAAATGTAAAATCAATAGGTGTGCTTATCTTTTTGTTTCTTAACGCCGATTGTCTCATTTTTTTTATAAAATAAAAATGAAGTATAATGATAGAATATTAAAAATAAATACTAAATATAATTAAACTATGACAGATAAAATAATTTTTATTATTGAAAATGATGAATGTATTAATGAAATAAAAAAAAAATGTATTTTATGGGTAAAACATATTTTAGAAGATAAAATAACATATACTAAACCAGGTTCAATTACTCATTTATTATATGGTGAAAAACCAAGCGAACAATCAATAAATATTAAACTTGGTCGTCTTGGAGAGTTTATGTCAAAAGAGTTAATAAAAACAAACAACAATTTTGAGTTATTAAATTGTGGAATTCAAAAAATAAATAATAAAAATAAGGATGTTGATTTAATATTTAAAGATGAAATAAAAAAAATAATATATTATCGTGAGTTAAAAGGAAACATAGAATTGGATACAGAAAAACTACCAGCAACTATTTCTAAATGTAAAGAAATAGAAAAATCATTAAAAGATACTTATTTTGAATATAGTATTGATTGTGGTATTTTAAATTGGAGTGTATATAATAGAAAAATATTAACATCTGGTATTTCAAATATAAAAACATTTGAAAATAATGGAATAAAAATAAATCATATTGAAGATTTTTTAGAAATTATAAATGTTTTCTGGAATGAAGAAGATTATTATTTATATTTTAGAGAACTTGGAAATATAATAAGAACAAATTTTGATTAATAATTTTTAATGATTAAATGTTTTGTATTTATTTCATCACCAATACGATTATTATATAATTTAAATCTATATTTCTTATCATATTCGGTAACAATATAACCACTATAAAGTTCTTCTATTAGTTTAGTTTTTCCGATTATCATTAAACATTTTATTTTTGTGTTTTTAAAAAGAAATGCTAATTTTTTTTGTTCTTCTTTACCAAATTGACAATAACCATAATCAGTAAATTCACTATCATAAGGAGGGTCTAAAAACATAAAATTATTTTCATCATTATAATTTTCAAATATATATTCAAAACTTTGATTTAATATTTCAGTTTTATTTAATAAAATTTCATAATCTTTATTTAATAGTTCATTATAATTTATAGTTTTATATTTACCAAATGGTATATTAAACTTTCCATTTTTGTTATATCTTAACATACCTCTAAAACAAGTTTTTCTTTGGTAATAAAATCTTTTAGCACTATCTAATTCATCATTAATTTCCATTTTATCTCTAATTTCATAATATGTATTTTCTTCATTTGGGGATTTTTTCATAAAATTATAAATATCAACACCTTTTCCATTTCCAATAGTTTTATATAAATCAATTAACTCTTTATGTACATCACTTATAACTGCGTTGTTAGGATTTAAATAAAAATATACAGAACCACCACCTATAAATGGTTCAATATACTTATCATAATTTTCAGGAAAATATTTTTCAAATAATTTTATTTCATCACTTTTTCCACCACTCCATTTAACTAATGGTTTTAAATGTTTTTTATAATTTGACATATTATCATTTGACATATTATCATTTGACATATTATCATTTGACATATTATCATTTGACATATTATTATTTAACATATTATTATTTGTTAAAATAATAATTAAATTGTTTTTATTCAAAGATTTATATTTAGTAAATCCAAGTTCTTGACACTTTAATAAAAGTTCTGTTTTTTTTAATTTAGTTAAATCCATTTTATGTATATATGATATTATTTTAGTAAAGTTAAACAAATCATTTTTTTTATAAAATAAAATAAAATAGAATAAAATAGAATATAATTTAAGTTTTATTATTGAAGATAGTAAATAACTATAAACCAATAATATTCATAAATTTGAATTTTGTTTTACTAGAAAAACTTGGATAGATATTTGTTTTTGAGTTTGCTAAAATATGAATTGTATCAAAAAAAGATTTTGTGTTATTAAAAAATAATAAATCATTTTTAACTTTATGATAGTCAATAAAAAACTCCATATTAAAGAGAATATAAATATTTTCAGTGATTTCATTTACTTCATTTATTTTATTTGGAATATTGATAAAATCTAATATATTTGTCATTAATTTAATAATGATATTAAAAAGATGGTCTTTAGAAATAATATTATTAATAGTTAAATTTAATAAAAAACAAGATAATGCTTTTCTTTTTTCATTAATTTTTGTTATTTCACAAAACTTATCATATTCTTTTACACTATCAACATATTCAATATTTTCAAAAATATTATAATATTCTTTTAAGTTTTTATCAAAAACATTTTTCATAATTTCATATTTGTTTATTAGTTCTGAGTATAAGTTAGCATATATCTTAGAATAAAAAGCATTAGTTGAAGCAATTTCAAAAATAAACTTTCCAATTTTATTCATTTTTTCTTTATTTTCTATATCATTTTCTATATCATTTTCTATTTTATTTAAACTATCATTATTTAAAAAAATAACAAAATCATCAATATTATTAATTATTTTTTTACTAATATCATTATAATTTTTATCTGTTAGTTTATTTAAATTACTTCTGATTTCATTTAATTTTATATCAAAATCATTTTTCTTAGATGGTAGTTCTGTTTTTTTAAAAAGAATAGAAATATTTTCATTATTAGGTATGTTATTATTTAAATATTTTTTTTTACGCAAACTATTATTTGAAGTATTATTTAAAATATTATTTGAAGTATTTTTATATTTTGGAAGAGTTAAATCATTAATATTTATTTTTTTTCCAAGTAATGATGCTATTTCAATAATAGTTAATTTTGTATTATCATCAATAATATAATTAAAATTACTACTGTGAATAATATCAAAATCTTTGATATTATATTTTTTATATTGAAACATAAAGAATATAATATGTAATATATTAATTATTTATATTAATTTTATATTTAATTAATAAATGTATTAAAATAAACTAATATATTTTATTTATGATTAAAGAAATTAAAGAAATTAAAGAAATTAAAGAAAATAATGTAAATAATATAAATAATGAAAATAATGTAAATAATGTAAATAATGAAAATAATGAAAATAATGAAAGTTATGAAACATTTAAGAATTGGGATGAAATAAATATTTCTGAAAATCTTCTTAGAGGAATATATGCTTTTGGATTTGAAACACCTAGTTTAATTCAACAGAAAAGTATTCTTTCAATAAAAAATGGAAGAGATATAATAGCACAAAGTCAAAGTGGAACAGGAAAAACAGGTGCTTTTACTATTGGTGCTTTATCTATTGTTGATTTAAAATTAAAAGAATTACAAATTATAATAATATCACCAACAAGAGAATTAACAAATCAAATATACGATGTAATAACAAAGTTAAGTTATATGATGAATGGTATTAAAATTTATAATTTAGTTGGTGGAAAATCTATTGATGAAGATATTAATTATTTAAAAAATAATAAACCTCATATAGTTGTTGCATGTATGGGAAGATTAAATGATGCGATTAATAGAAAAATAATAAACACAAACAGTATTAAAACAATAATAGTAGATGAAGCTGATGAAATTTTTTCAGTTGGATTTAATGAGCAATTTTTCAATATTATAAATAACTTAAAAAATAAAGAAAAAATACAATATGTTTTATATAGTGCTACACTTCCAGAAAAATTATCAACAAATAATATTATGAAAAATCCAGTAAATATAATAATTAAAAGTGAATGTTTGACATTAGAAGGTATTTCTCAATACTATATTGCTTTAGAAAATGATAATGAAAAATATAATGTAGTAAAAGATTTATATGGTTCTTTATCAGTATCACAAAGTATTATTTATTGTAATAGTATTAACAGAGTAAATATTTTGTATGAAAGTTTATTAAAAGATAATTTTCCAGTTTGTAGATTACAAAGTGAAATGCTAAAAAATGAAAGACAAGAAACTTATAATGATTTTAAAAATGGAAAATATAGAGTATTAATATCAACAAATATTACATCAAGAGGTATAGATATACAACAAGTAAGTATAGTTATTAATTTTGATTTACCAAAATGTAAATATAATTATTTACATAGAATTGGAAGATCAGGAAGATTTGGTAAAAAAGGAACTGCTATTAATTTAATTACAAAAAGAGATGTTTATACATTAAAAGAAATAGAAAAGTACTATAATACAGAAATAAAAGAGTTTCCAAGTAATTTTAATGGAAAAATATAATTAATATGTCGTATTTTTTTTATTATTTTAATATTATTATAATAAATATTATGGAAATGTTAATGGTTAATTTTTTTGGTCAAGATAATAATGAAAATATAGATAAAAAAGAATGTAAAAAAATAGGAATAACAAAAATTAATAATGATATTTTAAAAATTTTTAAACTACCTATTTCATATATTAAAAATAAAAGTTTAAATAAAAATATAATTCAAGATTTAGAATTAATAAAAAAACAACACGCTACTCCTTACGAAATAGAAAAAAATGAAATAGAAAAATCTTTGCTTTATGGTGTAAAAGATGTAAAACATAAAGAAGAAGAAAAACCTATATATGATATAATATTTAATCCATCAACAATTTTTGGCATAAATATTTTAAAAATATTTCCTGAATATTACACGACAAACACAAAGTTTTTAAAAGATACACAATATATAATAAAAAATATAGATAAAATAAAATCTCCTCAAGAAGACGCTTTGCTTTACGAAGCAAAAACTTATGATGAAGTCCTTGAAACATATAATGAAATAAAAAATGATAATGGATTTCTACAAAAATATCTATATATTGATTATGAAAACTTATTATTTTTGAATAATAATGAGTTTTTTTTACAATTTCTTAGTATATATAATATTTTTTCACCACTTGTATCATTTATAACCCCACTACTTATTTTAATTATTCCTTTTTTTATTATAAATATGCAAGGAATTTCTTTGACTTTTGAAATATATAAAAAAATATTATATAAACTTATGTCCGAACATTCATTAGGTAAGATTTTTACTGATTTTAATAAAGTTGAAATGGATAAGAAAGTTTATTTAATAATATCAGGATTTTTTTATTTATTTTCAATTTATTCAAATATAATAACTTGTATTAGATTTTATAAAAATATGATTTATATACATAATAAACTACATATTATTCAAGAGTATATTAAAGAAACTATAATTAAATATAATAATTTTCAAACATTAACATCTAATATGACTTCATATTCATTATTTAATAACACTTTGAAAGAAAATATAGAAAACTTAAAAGATTTTGATAAAGATTTAGATAAAATATATTTTCCATTTTCTTTTTCTTTTAAAAAAACATTACAAATAGGAAAAATATTAAAATTATTTTATAAATTATATAATGATGAAAATTTAAATAAATCTTTTTTATATTCTTTTGGATTTAATGGATACATTGATATTTTAAATGGAGTAAGGAAACACATTCATAATGATAAAAATATGAATTATGTTTCCTTTTTATCTAAGAAAAATAGAAATAAAACTATTTATAAAAATATGTTTTATCCCGTTTTAATGAAAAATGATAATAAAGTTAAAAATGATTTTGATTTTAAAAATAATGTAATTATTACTGGTGTAAATGCGTCTGGAAAAACAACAATACTAAAATCTGTTTTAATAAATACTATACTATCTCAACAAATTGGTGTTGGATGTTTTGATAAAGGATTTTTATATCCATTTCAATATATACATTGCTATTTAAATATCTTAGATACATCAGATAGATTTAGTTTATTTCAGTCTGAGTGTAATAAATGTAAGGATATATTAAATATCATTAATGAAAAATCAAAAAAATCAAGTAACCATTTATGTATTTTTGATGAATTATTTTCAGGAACAAATCCGGATGAAGCTATTAATTGTGGTTATGGATTTTTACTTTTTTTGACAAAAGTTAAACTTTGTAGATTTTTTATGACAACACATTTTATTGAATTATCAAATAAGTTTTTAGATAATAAGAAACATGAATATTCAAATACAATAAATAAAAAAATGGTAAGTGTTTATGATAACAATACTCAAAAGTTAAAACACACATATTTATTAAAAAATGGTATTAATCAACTAAAAGGAGGTATTGAAGTATTAAAAGAAATGAATTATCCAACTGATATTTTAGATACTATTCTAAGTAGTAGTTAGTTTTTGTATATATTTTTTTTTGTTTTTTATTATTCGTTAATTTTATTAAACTAAAAAATATTATTTATTTATAATGACTTTTTCAATTATATTTGGTTCAACATTTATAACAACAATCATTTTATTGTTGTTTATTTTTATAATTATTTTTTCTATTTATATTACCCACAAAATGAACTATCATAATCATAAAATTGAAAGTATGATGGACTTAATGACATCTTTTACAAAAGAGTTACAAGACCATTCATTTATTATAAATAATCTTGTTTCAAAAAAAATAACATCAAATATTCAACCTAATGATTTTATAAGTTTAGAAAAACAACATAATATAAATACAAAAATTAACAAAATTATTGAAGTTTCTGATGATGACGTTGATGACGATGATGACGATGATGACGATGATGACGTCGATGATGATGATGATAATGATGATGACGATGATGAAGATGATGATGATGAAGATGACGTTGAAGATGATGATGAAGATGAAGATGATCAAGAGAATAAAAAAATAATTAAAAAAAATGTTAATTTAAAAGGTGGTGATAATATAGAATTTATTGAAAAAGGTATAGAAAAAATAAACAATTTAGAAAAACTTGTTTTTTATAATGATGAAAATACATTTAATGATGAAATTTTAAATCAACAATTACATATTTATAATAAAATAACTTTAAAAGATAATGATGAAGAACAAGAAAAAATCTTAGAAGAATATAAAATTAATCAAGAAGAAGAAGAAGAAGAAGAACAAGAAGAAGAAATAATAATAAAAGAAGAAAAACTTATAGAAAATGATGAGATTAATGAAGATATAAAAATAATTGATGCTTGTTTTGATGAAGAAAAAAATAATTCTATAATAGATTATAAAAAAATGAAATTAGATAAATTAAAAGAAATGGTTATTGAACTAAAAATAGATGATAGTAAAAAAATAAATAAAATGTCAAAAAAAGATTTAATTAAAATTTTGGAAGAAAATATTTCAATTCAAGAAGAAATGTAAGTAAGTCAAAAAAAATATTTTTATATATTATTATAATATAAAATGACATCTTGGGGAACTTGTGATAATAATGGTTGTAATAATATACATTTTAATAAACCACCATTAGTAAGTGATGGTAGGTTATATACTGCTTATGATTCAACAGAAGCTACAATGGAAAAAATAAGACAATATGAAAAAATAAATACAAATTGGGATTATAGAATGTATTTACAAAAAAATGCTAAAGATATAATGAAATATAATAATATTGAATGTTTCTATTCTTTGGGAATAAATCCAACAACATCTTTTGATAAACCAATGTGTTCTACTCCAATAACATATACATCAAATAGACAAAGTAAAGAACCACCTTTTGGATATTGTAATAATAATAATAGTGATTTAAAAAATTATTATTTAACTAGAGAACAATTAAATTCAAAAATGATTTCTCCATCAATAGTAATGAAATAAAAAAATAGACTTAAAAAATTAATTTGTTTTTAATATAACAGGATATGAATTATATTTTAAGTATTGATGTTGGAATTAAAAATCTTTCTTTTTGTTTATTTGAAAAACAGGATACAGATGTTGATTTTAATAGTAAAAAGAATGAAAAGAATGAAAAGAATGAAAAATGTGAAAAGAATGAAAAATGTGAAAAGAGTGAAAAGAATGAAAAGAATGAAAAGAATGAAAAGAATGAAAAATGTGAAAAGAATGAAAAGAATGAAAAGAATGAAAAATGTGAAAAGAATGAAAAGAATGAAAAATGTGAAAAGAATGAAAAATGTGAAAATATAAATGACGAAAATATTAAAATAAAAAATCAAGATTTAGGAATAGAATTAAGTATAAATAAAATTATTGAATGGGATGTTATTAATTTAATTGATACAAATGAGAAATATTGTTTAGAAATAAATAAAAATAATATAGTATGTAACAATAAGGCAATATTTATAAAGAATAATAAATGTTATTGTTTGAAACATTCTAAGAAAAGTGATTATATGTTACCTATTTTGGAACTTAAAAAAACAAAATTAAATAAACTTAATATAAATCAATTGAAAGAAATATCAAATAAATATTATATTAATTTTGAAATGAATATTAAAAAAACAAAATTAATAGAAGTTATAAATAACTTTGTTCAAGAGAAAACATTAGAACCAATTCAAATAAATAAATGTAAAGATTTTGATTTAATTACATTAAGTAAAACTATTAATGAAACTTTTGATATATTATTTAAAAAATATTTAAATAATTTAAAATGTGTTTGTATTGAATTACAAATGACTTCAAAAATGCGTTCATTGTCATTTATAATAATGCAGTATTTCTTAGTAAATAATAATTCAATAGAAATAAAAATGATAAATCCTTGTTTTAAATTAAAAGACCTTGAAGTTGAAAAAACTGATTATTCAACAAGAAAAAAAAACTCAATAAAACACTGTGAAATTATATTGGAAAAAAATGGAAATAAAAAATGGTTAAGTTTTTTTAATAAACATAAAAAAAAAGATGATTTAAGTGATTGTTTTTTACAAGGAATGTATGTTTTACAAAATTTGTGTTATAATATTTAAAAAATATTTAAAAAATGTTTAAATAATATAACTATTCGTTTAGTATTTAAAATAATGATGATAATAAATATATATATTAATGAATAAACAAGAAATTATTGAAATTAGTTCAAATAATAATTTAAAATCTTCAAATTTTGGAGGAGGTATTGAACTATTAATGAATAATGATAAAAAAAAAGAAACTTCTTATTCTAAAAATGTTGATTTTGAAGACTTAAATAATTTAGAAAAAGAATTAAATGAACTATCATTTAACAATGATGATGAAAATAATAATTATAAAAAAAAAGATACTGGATTTTTTGAATCAGACTTATTTAATGTGAATGAAGACCATAAAATAAGTTTTGATGAATTTAAATTAAATGATGATAATAATGATAATGATGATAATAAATATTCTAATATTGGAAAATCAACTGCTAACTATCAAGATGATAACATAAGTTGGGATGGATTTCAAAAAATGGGTAATAATGTTCCAATTAATCCTGATAAAACGACACAAAATCAAATGACAAAAGAAGAATTACTTAGAGAAAAATTTAAGTTTATTAGAAAACTTGAAGAACTTGAAAATAAAGGTATAAAATTAAGTAAAAAATATAATATGGAAAGTTCTTTAGCTGAAATGCAAGGAGAATATGAAACGATTATAGATGAAAAAAATAAATCTAATTCAATTAAATTTCAAGCTAATATGATGTTGGCTTTTGTTAATGGTATTGAGTTTTTAAATAATAAGTTTGACCCTTTTGATATTAAAATTGACGGACTAAGTGACCAAATTAGTGAAAATATTAATGACTATGATGATGTTTTTGGTGAATTATATGAAAAATATAAAACAAAAGCATCTATTGCTCCTGAATTAAAATTATTATTTCAACTTGGTGGCTCTGCTATGATGATACATATGACAAACACCATGTTTAAATCTTCTATGCCAAGTATGGATGATATTTTTAAACAAAATCCTGATTTAATGAGATCTTTTCAACAAGCAACTGTAAATTCTATGTCTAACAGTAGTCCCGGTTTATCTAATTTTATGGACGGAGTTTTAAATGATAGTAATAGAAGAGGACCACCTCCACCTATTCAAACACAATATACTAATGAACAATATGATAAAACATTACCTAACTATTCAAATAGAGGAGGAAATAATCCTTATGGACAGTTAAACTCATTCCCTTCAAAAAATGAAACATCTCAACAAAATAAAAGACCAAATACAAGTTCTAATACAACATCTTTTATACAATCAAGAACTGAAATGAAAGGTCCAAGTGATATTGATGAACTTTTAGGAAAATTAAAAACAAAAACAATTAATATAACAGAACAAAATTATGAAAATTTACAACAAAACAGTCAAAAAGTAGAAGATATTTCTTCATATACTAATAATAGTAGCACAATTAGTATTAACGACTTAAAAGAATTAAGTGGTAATATTAAATTACCTAAGAAAAGTGGAAGAAAAAGAAGTGGAAGTGATAAAAATATATCATCTATGAATATTGACCTATAATATATTTAATGTATTTTTACAACTTAATTTTATTTTTTCTACTGTATTATATTCTTTATTATCATCTTTAATTAACTTCAATTTAACATTATAAATATTATAACTTAAATAATTTTTATCTTCACTTTCTTCTTTAATTTGTAATATTTTTAATAATTTTACTAAGTAATTTTTATATTCTTCTTTATATATTTTTTTTATTTCTTGATATTTCAAATCTAAATAAATATCTATATCTTTTTTTTCATCATATCTTATTTTTTCTAACATTATTTTTTTTATTTTTTCAAATAATCTATTTACATATTCATTATTCAATCTTGTAATTGATATATTATTTTTTTTATATTTATTTTCTATAAAAATAACTATATCTCTATTATTTATATTTTTATTATTATTTTTATTATTACTTTTGATAATATTATATATCAACGATTTAATTTCTTTTTTATTTATAAAGTTATATTTTAATTTTTCAAAAAAATTATTCACAACAATTTTTAAACTTTTAAAATATTTTGATTGAGTATTTGAAATTATATCTCTTGAATTAAATGAAGAATTTGACGAACTTGAATAATTTGACGAACTTGAATAAATTGACGAACTTGAATAAATTGATTTAATATATTTTGTATAATATTTTTTATATTCATCATATTGTCTTCTTAGATTTTTATCATTAAAATATTTGATATTATTAGATACATCATCATCTATTAATTTATTTTTAAAAGTTTGTTTTTGAATATTTATTTTAATTAAAAAATCTTCATAATTCTTATTATTTATTTGTTTTATTTGATCATATTTTATTATTTCATTTTTACTTAATAATTTTTTCAAATCATTTTTTGTTTGTTTAATATATTCATCATAACTAGATTTAAAAATATCTATACTTTCATAATCATTATTTATTTTTTTATAAATATCTAACTGTTTGTTTCTATTTTTTTCTAAATTATCAGAAATAGTTTTTATTAAATTATTTTCCTCAACTTGACCCCCTGTTTTGGGAATATCATCACCTTTGGTTTCTTCTTCACCCTCATCTTCATCTTTGCTTTCTTCATAACCCTCTCTTTCTTGTTGACCATCATTTTCTTCTTCACCTTTGCTTTCTTTTTTAATATTATATTTTTCTAATATTTCTGTTACATAATCAATATTATCTTTTTTATTATAGTTATTAAGTAAAAATGAAATATCACGTCTTTCTTCTTCATCATTTAGTTTATTCGTATGTTCTATTATTTCTTTTCGTTCATCATTATTAGGATAATTTTTATCATTATAAAAATTAATTAACCTATAAATTAAATACTCTGCTGTAAATGGTGCTGTAAAATTGTTATCATCATTACTTGTTGTATTACCTTCACTTGTTGTATTACCTTCACTTCTTTGATCATTTTGATAATTATTTTGATTTGTTTGATTATTTTGATTTTGATTTGTACTATAATTTTGATTTTGATTTGTTTGATTATTTTGATTTTGATTTGTACTATAATTTTGATTTGTACTATAATTTTGATTTTGATTTGTTTGATTATTTTGATTTTGATTTGTACTATAATTTTGATTTTGATTTGTTTGATTATTTTGATTTTGATTTGTACTATAATTTTGATTTTGATTTGTACTATAATTTTGATTTTGATTTGTACTATAATTTTGATTTTGATTTGTACTATAATTTTGATTTTGATTTGTTTGATTATTTTGATTTTGATTTGTACTATAATTTTGATTTTGATTTGTTTGATTATTTTGATTTTTTGAATTTTTATTATTTACATATTTGTTATATTGATCTTTTATTTTATCATTATCAAAAATACTATTATTGTTAGTTGTTAGATTATTTATAATATTTACATTTTCATAATTAATTTTTAATTTATTATTATTGTTTATATCAGTCATACCCATAGTTATATCATGTATAAAGATATCAAATTTAATTTTTATAATCTTTTCAATTTTAATATAGTTGTAAAAATCATTTAAATTACCAGTACTTTCATTGTACATTAAATCTTTCAAAGTTTTTATTGAATCATCAATATATTTTATGTAGTTTTTTTCAAATACATTAATATTTAAAATATTTTTAGTAATAGTTTTATAATACCTTAAATTAAAATCTTTATTATTTTTTAATTTTTTTTTTATTTCTTGTAATAATCCATCAATACTATTTAAAAGAGCTTTTTTGTTGTCTTTACTATTATTTCTATCATAAATATCATATTTTTTTTGATAATCCATATATTTTTTGATTACATCTTTGCTATCAAAAACATAATACATATTTTTATTATTTTTTAACAAATTACTTTTCAATAAATTATTTTTCAATAAATTATTTTTCAACAAATTGTTTTTTAATATTTTTTTATATTCATTTCCACTTCTAGCATATATATTTATATTATTAATTAGTTTTTCATTTCCGGTAATATTCCAATTTTCTGAATTAAAATTTATGTCAAGTATTTTATATTTTATATTTTTTATTTTAATTGTTGAATATATTTTAAAAATATTTTTTAAAGTAAGCTCAATATTATTTTCAACATTTCCTGCTTTTGTTGCTTCAACTAAATCATCTTTTTTTTTAATAAAAACATTATTATTTAATATTGTATTATTTAAATCAATAAATTTATATTCATTTACAAATTTAGATACATCATTATTAATGTAACTGGATACTAAAGGAATTAATGGATTAAAATAAATATTATTATTTGTATTTTCACTTGTTATGTTCATAGAAGTTTTATACTCTAAATTATTAAATGAAGGATTTTCACAAGTAATAAAAATTTTTAAATATTTAGGAATATATTTATTTTCATTTAAACCCCCAATCATTTTATTATTTTTTCTTGTTTTTGTTTTATATATTTTATTGTTTTTTGTTGTTGTTGTTCTTGTTTTATATATTTTATTGTTTTTTCTTGTTGTTGTTTTATATATTTTATTGTTTTTTTTTCTTATTGTTTTACATATTTTATTTTTTGTGTTATATGGTTGTTTTCTTTTATATGTTTTATATGATTGTTTTCTTTTATATGTTTTATTTTTTTTAGACTTATTCATAATATATGATTATATATTTTTATCAATATTATAATTATGAAAATATGTGAATGATTGTTTTTGTTGTTTGTTTATTTTTTCTTTTTCTGCTTTATCTAATACTGCTAATGCTTTATTTATTTCTTCTTGACTTATGACATTATCATTATTTGTGTCAACTAAATTTAATAATTTATTTAATACACGATATTTTTCAGGAACAATACAAAACTTACTTTCCTCATTAAATAAATGGTCTGATAGAATAGTAAAGGTTGCTGTTAATATTAAAGAAGTTATAATACAACGAGTACCTAAGAAAGCCATAGAAAAAACAAGTATTTGTTTTGTAACAGTCATTTTTAAATATTCTTCTGTTGATTTACTAAATTGAATACTAATAAACTTTGAACCTACATTAATTAATATCATAGCAATACCTATAAAATATTTATTTGTGTTAATATTATTGTCAAAAAAATTTGAAATGTTAGTAAAATAATCAAATAAAGACATATTTTTTTCTAATATTTCTTTCATATTATAATTAAATATATATATTTTTTAATAAATATTAATTTTTGAGACTATGTTATTTAATGGTTGAAATCCATTTACAATTGTATTTTTTATTTTTCTTTTATTTGAGTTTATAATTTCTCTTATTTTAGGAGTAAAACTTTCTTTATGAATATTTGTAAAATCATACATAGTTATAAATAAAATAAAAAATAAAATAAAAAATATAATAAACGAAAATATTTTCATTAATATATATATATTAAATTATAAATATTATAAATTATATATATATATTAAATTATATTTACTTTTGAATAAATTGCGAATGTTTCAAATGGTTCAATAGAGTCATCAAAAATATTATTTTTATTATAAAATGATTTAAATAATTGATTATTACAATTTATAGGTTTTAATTTTTCTTCAATAATTAATTTATCATTTTTATTTTGTTTTTCATTTAAATTATATTTTTCATTTAAATTATATTTTTCATTACTTTGATTTTTATTTAGAAAAAATAACAAAACACAAAAAATAAACAATAACGAAATATAAAAATAATTATTCATATAATATATAAAAATAATTAAGTGTTTTCTTATTTATATTTTCATTGGAATATATAATAATATGTCAAGTTTAGCATTTTATGGAAGTCCTATAGATTATCATAATAATATAATGGAAAATAATAATTCAAATATTTCAACCAAAAATACAGATACTATTATTAATAAAAAAAGAAATAAAACTCAAAAAAACTCTTCTTATATTAAAACAAACACTATTGAACCTTTTTATTCCGAAAAAGTAAATAATATATTAAATACTATTCATAATTCTCCCCCACAAGATGATGATGATAATAATTTTAAGCCAATTCCTCCTCCAAATTCAATTGGAGTTCAAAAAACAATAGATAATGAGAAATATTATTTAGAACAAAACCAAAGTTCTAAAATAAATAAAACAGATAATAATGATTTTTATGATAACAGTGATAACAGTGATAACAGTGATAATGATACAAACTATTTAAAAAATAATTTACCATTAAATAATATAAAATTTCCTTTATTATCTTCAAACGACATATATAATGATAATTTTAATTTTCAAAAATATAATAATACAAATGAAACAAATACAAATGATGTTTTAATTAATAAGTTGAATTATATGATACATTTATTAGAAGAAAAAAATGATGAAAAAACGGGTAATGTTTTAGAAGAAGTAATATTATATTCATTTTTAGGAATTTTTATAATATTTTTAGTTGATACATTTACACGTTTAGGAAAATATAAACGTTAACATAAAGATTAATGATATATCTAAGAAATAATTAATACATCTAAGAAATAATTAATACATCTTTTGAGTTAAATGGTTGATGAGCAAAATTATAAAAAAAATATGCTGTTGGAGAAATCAAATCAGGTTTTGTTTTTATTTTTAAGTTATCAATTATTAAATAATTATCACTTATATCTTCAACAATTAAATGACTGTATGTAAAATTATTTTTTGTATTTTTTGAACCAGTGTTATCTTTTTGAATATTTAATTTTATCAATAGTCTACTTAATGATACCTTAAATCCTTCAATAAATAATTTATTATTATCTTTATTGTTATTTATATTTATTGAAGCAAAAAGAGATAAAAATTGAGTATCAATTGTAACAAACGTACAAGTTTTTCTTAAAAAATATGAATAAACAACTTCATCATTTTTAATAATGATTATTACATATATATTTTTGGTAATAATTAACTCTTGTAAATCATATAAATCCATCATTATACTTATTTGATATCTTTGTTTTGTTTTTTGTGAATGAATAAACTCATTTAATAAATATAAATTTTGACTATCAACAAATAATATTTTATATTCAATATCAAAAATTATATTATCATATACACACCATTTTTCCATAGAAAAAGCATAAGTTTTATATATACATAAAGGGATAATTCCAGTAAGTTCATCTTCGCGTTTAAATAAACTTACTGAAATATTTTTATTTAAAAATCTTTGTGTATATTCATGAGTTTGAATTATTTTTTCAGCAATTTGTTTTCCTCTATATTTTTTATTTACACATAAAAAATCAATATAATATATATTAAAAAGTATATTTTGTTTTGTAATATAAACTTCTAATGGATGTCCTGTCATACAACCAATCATTTTTTTATTTGTTTCATCAATATTATCTTTTAAAAAATAAAAAGTGATAACAGATTTTGAATTATTTAAATAAGGTAATATATTTTCTTTTTTAGGATAATATTTATTATCTTTATTTTTAAAATAATGATTTTGTAACAAAGAAACACAATCATCTATATTTTTATTTGAAGCACCTTTTATAAAAAGTGATTCAATATTTTTAAAATCAGTATAATTATTTTTTTCAGGTAATTTTTTCATTATTATTCCTTTATTATAAAAATAATACTGAAAATCATATAAATGAAATACTGGTTGATTATACCAAAAACGTGATTTAAACTTAAAATAATATATTAAAAAAATCCAATAAATAAATATTATAATAAAAATAAAAGATAAAAATAAAATAAATAATAAAAAATAAAATGATGTTGTTAATTTAATAATTTTATCAATTAACATAATATAATTGTTATATAAAATAAGATAATTAAAATATCGCTTATTTATTTTTATTATGGTTTTTGAAAGACATACAAATAGTTATATTCATATTGAACACTTGTCATATCCATCTTAGAAGATACAATAAATCCAACTTGTTGAGCTATTTGAATTATTGTTTCAATATTTTCAATATACAAAGTATGTTCATTTCTAAGAAAAGTTTTTTCATTTTTTTTATCTTCATCTCTATTTGTAAATTTTTCTACAAACATAGCTGTTTTATTTTCAGGACTTAATTTAAAATCTGATTGGTATACAAAATTATTAAATACAACTTTTGATGTTGTTATTCTTTTGGGTGCGTATCTTTGAGGACTTATTAAAAAAAGAGGATTAGCAGGAGGAACAATAGGATCAAACATACTTGGTTCTACTAAATGGACTACAAAATGACCACCACTTATTAACCAGTTGAAACAATTATTAAAAAAATTGAATTTATCAGGTATATAATATAAAGTAAAATAAAGACATAAAATATGAGTAAAAGAATTATATTGAAATAAAGATGAATTATTAATATCTCCTTTAATAAAGTTACAATCAGGAAAACTTTTTTTGGATTTATTTACCATAGACTGTGATTTATCAACTCCAACTATATTAGAAAATCCTTTTTTTGACATAATATTTACTATATTTCCTGTTCCAGAACCAATATCTAAAATTTTACTTTTTTGTGTTGGTGCTGTTTTATTTATTATCATTCCAATTTGATAATCATCTTTTAAATCACTATGAAATATTTCATCATAAATAGAAGCGTAAAAATTATCATATAAATTTTCATTATCTTTAAAAATTAATTTTTTATTTTTATTTTCATATCCTTCTTTTGATTTTTGTTTAAAAACTGATACAAGTATTAAAAATAAAATAACCCATAATAAAATTTTTGTTATATTTGTTGATTTATTATATGATTTGTAAATCTTTAAAAATAAACTCATATAATATAATTATATTTTTAATTCTTCATTTAAAATAACGGATTGATTTTTATATTTCTAAGATTTCTTAGATTTCTTAGATTTCTTAGATTTCTTAGATTTCTTAGATTTCTTATATTTATTTTTATATTTCATATATTTTTTATATTTCATATATTTTTTATATTTCATATATTTTTTATATTTCTTATATTTTTTATATTTCTTATATTTTTTATATTTCTAAGAAATATTAGATTTCTTTTATTTATTTTTATATTTCTAAGATTTCTTATATTTATTTTTATATTTCTTAGATTTCTTATATTTATTTTATTTATTTTTATATTTCTTAGATTTCTAAGATTTCTTAGATTTATTTTATAAGTTTTAATTTAATTTTTATATTATTATATTATTTTATGGAAAAAATAACAGAAATTAATGATATAAGAACAATTAATGATTTTAAAGGAATTACATTTTCTAATTTTAAAAAAACAGAAGTAATAAAACAATTACTTATTAATTTAACTGAATCTAAAATAGAACAATCAAATTATTGGTCTTGCGAACTTATAGCATCAGGACATTTTTTATCTTTATGGGATTTAATTATACAATTTTATGCAAAATACATACAAAATTCAAATCCAAAACTTTGTATATATTTAGATATTCGTTTAACTTATTTTAAAAAAATGTTGAATAATGTTGAAAAGTTACAACTAAGAAATAATATTAATATAAGAAAATTATTTTCTGAAATAATTTGTATTATTTGTTTATCAAAAAAAAATCATACTTTTCAAGAAATTAAAATAAACCCTGAACATTTTGTTTTAATCAATATTGCTGATAAATTAAAAGCACCAAATATAAATTATATTCAAGATTTTTTTAAAGAAAACGACCCTAAAGAACTATTTATTCAATTTAATGAATTTGTATATAATATTGATATAAAAAATTGTATAGAATCTTGTTATTGGTTTGAATACATTATTAATTATGAAGTAAATATGCGTAAAAATAAAAAAAAATGTATTTGTGAAAATAGATTTAAAAATTTTATTAACTTAAAAAATCAAACTGATATAATATGGATTTTTTGGGAAATTATTTATAAATATTCACAAAAAAATAAACTATTTCATAAAATTGTTGAAAGTTCTTTTAATCTTTTTTCTATAAATTATATATCTTCAAACATAAAATATAAAAGAAAATTTTTAATTTATTTTGTTATTACTTTAATAACATCAAATATTTTTATTGATGAAAATATTATAAAAAATAAAGAACAAATTACATTTGTTTTATCAAATATTGATAAACTGTATATACAAATTAAAAATAATGAAGTTAAACATAATGATGAAAATATTGTATCTAAAAATAAAATATCTAAGAATATGGAAAAAACTATTTTCAATTTAAATAAAATGAATAGTTTTACTGAAATATATATTCCAAGAGATGAGAAAAATGAAATAATTAAATATTAATCATATTTTTTTCTTTAAATATTATATAAATGTTTAAAAAAATTTTAAATAATAAAACTAAAAAGAATAAAATGATAAAAAAAATAAATAATAATAATAATAAAATTAATGGTAAACAAATTATTGTATTTTTTTTATGTATGTTAAATACTATAAAACTTTATCACTGGAAAACATTATCTTATTCACAACATAAAGCTTCAGATAGTTTATATGAAAGTTTAAATTCACATATTGATCAATTTATTGAAGTTTATTTGGGAAAAAATCCACGTGTTGACTTAAGTAAAATGAAATCTATTCCATTAAATGATTTTAATTCTTTAAATGAATTAAAAAAAAATATTTTGAATTATAAAAATTTTTTAATATCAATAACATTAACACCTGAAGATTCTGATTTATTAACTATTCGTGATGAATTATTAATTGACTTAAATCAATTTTTATATTTATTAACTTTAAAATAATTTTTATTTGTTAGTAAAAAATTATATTTTAAAATATAATTAATTATAATAATGAGTATAAAGTCAAAATCTTCCAGTATTGTTGATAGTATATTTGGTGAATCTAAAACATATCCTATTGATTTTGAAAATTTACAAACTAAGAATACTAATGATTATTTAAAATCAAATTCTATTAATAATACAAGTTCAAATTCACAAAATATTCCTACTTTAAGTGTTACTTCAGATATTCCTAAGTCAAATTATAATGATTCATATAAACCTTCTTTAACTATTCCTTATTCATCAACTAGTTCTGAAACATCCAAACCAACTTCTTCAAGTACTTCAACTGGTTCTAACTTTTCCTCTTCAAGTATTTCATCTTATTTTTTTTCATATAACATGATTATATTTTTTATTATTATTTTATTACTTTTATCATTTATAGGATATAATGTTTTTATTTTTTTATATTATGGAATAGAAGGATTTTCTGAAGATTTCAAAAAATATGTTATTTATATTTTAAATTTAATAGGTTATAATCAATTATCTCAAACATCAAATAATAATAATGAAAACCAACAGTTAAAAAATATTAATGTTGATACAGTTCAAGGAGGTATTGAAAGATCAACAAATGAAAATCAAAAAATAAATGAAGAAAATGAGCCTAACTATTTAGAAGATAAACAAATAAATACAAATTTAAAAAATAAAGATAAAATTATAGCAAATCAAAATAATGATTATGAAGCAGATGATAGTATGAGTAATATTCAATCAAAAGGAAAATCAGGATATTGTTATATAGGTGAAGATAGAGGTTTTAACTCTTGTGTTTACGTTGGACCTAATGACACTTGTTTATCAGGAGATATTTTCCCAACTATGGATATTTGTGTAAATCCTAAACTAAGAACTTAAAGATTACAGTTAAAAGATTTTATAGAATTAGCACTTTTACAAAGACCTTTTGAATTTATTGGAAATTTAGATAAAGAAGTATTCATTGTATAATTTTGTCTTGGATAATATGTTGGTATACCGGTATTATAACACAAATATGTTAAAGGTAATGGAATATTTGATGCTGATGTAGGAAAACATTTTTGTTGAGGAAGAGTATAAGAAACTCCATTACATGGATTTTCAATACTATTACATACTAAAACTCCACCGTTATTAACAACAATAGATGAAGGAGTTAAAGTTGAAATATTATTAGTACAAGTAATTGGTAAATTTGTTGTATTTCCAGTTAATGTAATATTTGATAAAACATTAACTCTTTTTAAATAATTTACATTTGGATTTGTATATGTTTGTGTTTGAGTAGCATAAGTTTTTGTTCTGTTAACCCATAAACCTTTTGCTATTTGAGAATATCTTTGTTGTTTTGTAAGATTTGAACTATTTTTTTTATATTGTAAAATGTTTCCTTTATGAAGCATTTTATTTATTTCAGGAATATATGTTATTGGAACAGTTGATTGTAAATATGGAACATAAACTGTTTCTGTTATTTTTGGATTAAAAGTATCTGTTATACATCTATTTTCAACTCTATTTCCAACATGTGTAGGTTGAGGATTATAATCTGGTGTTAAACAGCTCATTTATTTTATATAATAAATATATAATAAATATATAAAAAATTATGGGTTATATTGGTCTTTTAGAACAGGACTATAAAAAAACCATCTTAAAGATAAATAGTCAGTAAATAAATTGCTTGCAGAACTTAAACTTTGACTTGCCATATTTGTATTTGGTCCATTAGAAACAATATTTTGTATAGAAAGAATACCTAATGAATAGTCATAATAAGAAAGATTAGATATAAACCCATTAAATCCACCATTAGCAGCAACATATACATTTCCAAAGTTTTGTTTAACTACACTATATAACTTCATACTATTCGCAATCATTCCATTAACATAAACATCTAAAACTCTATTTTGAAGTCTTATTATTACATTAAACCATTTATTTAATGGGATATTTTCAATAACTAATTGTTCGTTAATTTTATCAAAAGTATTCATTACAACAGTTAACTTTTTATTACTATTTGTATCAGGATTTATATATAAACCAGGAGCATTGTTAGGTTGATTCATTCCATTACTTTGAAAAGAGTAGTTACCTTTATGAAAAACATTTTGATAAGTAGAAATTGGTCCTGTTTCTTTGATAAATAACCATACTGACCAAGTAAATTCTATTCCATCATTTTCATTATTTGAACGGTAAATAGTGTATGAACTTGAATTATTTGGATCTTGAGTAAAAGTAACTAACTGACTTGCGTCAATCATACCATTTAAAAGTAAAATTTTATCAGATGGTGACAAAATCCAAGCTAATACACTTAATCCTATTTTTAAAAGAATAATAAAAAGTAATATCACTAAAAATAAAAATGATATTTTCGCAATTAAACTATTTGATTCTAAAAACTCTTTTGAAGCATTTACATACTTGTTTGAACTAAAATTATTAAAAACAGCTGAACCATTTAAATCTTTATTTGTTGGAGTATTTGTAGTTGAACTTGTTAAAGAATAAGAACTCATATATATTATATATAATATAAAATACTATAAATAATTTTATATTTATATTATTTTATATTATCTTCTTATATCTTCTTATATATTAGTATATCTTGTTAATTTTTATATTTTTTAATATACTATTCTATTTTTATATATGTTATTTTTATTTTATATCTTATTTTATTTTTTTTAAATAATTAAACTTTTAATACTAATAACGTATTATATTGTAACAGAATTTTCTAAAGTTGTACCATTATATACACTAATGTTAATTGAATAATCACTTGAAAATAAAGACCAATTATTAGTATATCCTTTTGAATAAATATTCCATGCTGTTTGAGGATCTGTTGAATTAGGAAAATATTCAAATTTCGAATAATATCCTGAAAACCCACCATTTGGTGTTATATAAACTGGTGTTATTGATGCTACTTTTGCTATACCTGGCATTACACAAGTTCTAACTAACTTTCCATCTAAATATAAATCCATTGATCTTCCATAAATACTTACTAAAATATTTACCCATTTTTGTATTGGGATATTTGAAACACCACAAGTAAATGTTGATGTTGGAATTGTTGATGTTCCTGTTGTTGTTGTATTATATACTTCTTGAGATATAATTAAATTATTTTCAGTTGCTCCCAATTTTACTAAAGGATTAGGATACAAATAAGGTGTTGAAGAAGTAACAGTGGAAGTATCAATTTCTCCTACACCAGGTCTTACAAAAATAATTTTTTCCTGTCCATAATTGTAACTCCAATCAGTTATATAAATCCATATTGAATATGTAAAATTAGCAGCTGTAGAACCTGTTGTTGGAGTTGTTAAAGATGATGAACTTATTACATTTGATATTGTTGCATCACTTACATTATTTACTAAAATAGAACTATTAAAATAAAAATAACTAATTATATAAATTATTATAGTTATAATAATAACAATAATTAAAATACTTGATATACTCATTTATATTATAAAGTAATTTTTTATTTTTATTAAAGTTAATTTATCTTTATTTATCTTTATTTATTTTTATTTATTTTTATTTTTATTTAATTTTTTATATCTTGAATTGGTGGATTTTTATCTTTTACTGAATTATATAACTTATTCATTGTTTCTAATGAAAAGTTTTTTTTTAAATATAAAATATTACATATACCACCTGTTAAACCATTATTTGATCCAACAACTAAAGGGAATAATGAAGATATGTTTGGTACTTCTATTCCTGATTTTACTAATGTATTATTATAAAATACATCTAATATTCCACTATTAAATACTAAAACTATATTACTCCATTTTTGTAATTTCATATTTTTATTTTTATATACGACATTTGATATTTTATCAAAACAAGTATCAATACTTAAATTTGATGTTTGACATTTTTTTAATAACTCTAAATCCATTAATGAAATTTTTAACATATTTTTTGAAGCATTATATGTTACAAATGGATTATAACCATAATTTAATATTATTGTATCTTTAGTATATGAAGCATTTTTATTTGGACCATAAGAATCAAGATAAAACCAAAAAGATATAGCATATTTATAATAGTTATAATACTTTTGTGTATTTTTATTTATTTTTGGATTTTTATAAATTTCTAAATATGTTGATACTACCTTTTCTTTATCTAAACTAACTGGTTTATTTAAAATTAAATCCCAATCACTACTATAATATTTTTTTAACAAAAATGGATATATAATATAATAATAAACCATTAATATAACAATTATTGTAGATATTATAATAAAAAATAAAATGTCATTTTTTTTTGTAATTTTATATTCACCAACTAAAAACTCACCTAAATAAATAATAAAACAAGGTATTAATGTTAAATATTTTAATATTATATATGTTATTTTTACTATACCATTTGTGCTATTTAAACTTTCTAAATATTTTAAAATTACATACTTAAATATCAATCCTATTAGTATTATTATAAATATATATATCATTACTTTTTCTATTATTGTTCGTGTTTCATTACTTGATTGATTGAAAACTTTTAATAAAAATGTAATTAATACAAAAAATATTAAAAATGTAAAACTTAATCCTAATAAAAGACCAAAACTTTTATATATAGTATTCCATAATGCTGTACTTAATGTTATGTTTCTATCACTTATATCAAGAATATTTGAAAAGGAAAAAAAAACATACAAACTTAAAAGTATACATATGTTCAAAAGTACTATTAAAATAATTTTATATGTTTTTTCAATATCATATGGATTTAATATTAATATATTGACTATAAGTATAATAAAAAATAATGATACACCAAAAACATTTTGTCTTAAATTATATATTTTTTGTAATTCAACATTTATAACATTTTTTTCTTTATAATAACTTGAAGTTATAAAAAATAAAAATAATAATATTAATGATACATACATACTAACATTCACTGGTTTGGTAAAATAATTCAATGGATTTATTATTGATAAAATTACTGCTGTAATTAATAATAATATAAATACTATTATATATATTTTTCTTAGATTACTTAGATTTTTATAATTTATTCTCATTTCGTTTTTAATTTTTTTAAATGTTGTTTCCTTTTCCTTTTCCATATATTATATCATTATAATATATTTTCTTATTCTTCTTGTTGTTATTCTTGTTATTTTTTTATATTTTTCTTCTTCTTGTTGTTGTTGTCCATTATTTTTTTCATATTTTTTTTCATATTTTTTTTCATATTTTTTTTCATATTTTTTTTCATATTTTTTTTCATATTTTTTTTCATATTTATTGTTTATTTTAAAAAAGATTGTGCTGTTTTTCTTCCGTGACATTCTCTACACAAAGCAATTAAGTTTTCAACAGAATTGTCACCTCCATCTTTTAATGCTATGTTATGATCTATTTCATATGTGTAACTAAGTTGATTTTTACAATTTCCACAACACCAATTTTGACTTGAAGCAACATATCTTTTTTTTGTCTCACTTACATTTCTTTTTATAATTCCATTATCATTATTTTGTCTATTGTTATTATTATTTTGAATGTTTTTTATGTTTTGTGTATTTTGATTATTTATAATTTCTTCATTATTTTCCATAAAATTGTTCATTAATGATGGAGTATTTGTTAAATTAAATATTGGATTCATTATATCCATTGTTTCCAAAGTTTTGCGACCTAAAGGTATTTGTCTAAATAAATCATTACTACTTTGTATTAAATTTTTAAATTGATCCGGTTTTTTTTTAAATAAATAATAAACAAAAATACTTCCAATACCTATTAAAATTATTTTATAATATTTTTTATAGGAAAAAAATAATTTACTATATTTATTATCATAATATACATCATAAATTAATAATCCTGATATTAATAAAATCCACAATTCTATTCTCATTCTATTTTATAATATTTTAAACTATTTTATTATTTTATTCTTTATTTTATTATAATTAATAATTTTTATTTGTTTCTATTCCAAAAAATATTGAATTAAATTTAAACATATCTGGTTTATTAAATATTTCTATAAAATATTTATTCAAACTTTTTAAACTATTTATTAATTCATTTTTATTTATTATTTTTGTTGAATTTGAAAATAAACATTCTAAAAAAATTATTTTTATTTTATTATATAAAATAATACCACTTTCATTTAGTTTATTATAATTATTAAATAAATCTTCTAATATGTAAACATAAGATACTATAAAACCATATATATCTAAATTTTTAATAAATACATCATTAAAATATTTTTCAATTTCAAGTATACCATTTATATTTGTATAACTTATCAATATTTCATAAAAATAATTTACATAATATTCTTTTATTTTTATTTCAACATATTTTTCTGGTGTTATATTTTCATCTATATTATCATTTATAAAAAGAAGATATAATATTTTTTCAACATATTCCATATGTCCATTTCCATTTGTTTCAAAATTATATTTTGAATAATTTAAGATAAATTTTGTTAAGTTATCTTTTTCTTTATTATCATTTATTTTTATATATTCTTCATATTTTAAAATAAATTTTTGTTGAAACATTATTATTGATAAAGGTAAGTTAAATTGAATATTTCTATTTGTTATATTTAAAGGAATATCGCTTATAGTACTTATAGTATTTTCTGATGATTTATAATAAATAAAAGATAAACCCCAATCAATAATTCTTGCTTTTATATTATCTTTTTTACTATCATCAATTAAAATATTTGAACCTTTTAAGTCATTATGATAAACACCCAAATTATTCATAGGTTCAATTCCATTTTTTAATAGTTTTAACATACTATTATTAAATTTTATATAATCTTTTCCTTTTTTATCACTTAAATAATCATCAACATCAATACCACCATTTGGCATATTTAAAAATGCTATTTTGTCTAAATTATCATTTATATTTTTTGATGTAATTTTATTTTTATATAATGGTTTACATTTTTCATCAAAATCAAGTAAGTTGTCATTTGTAATTTCTTGTAAATTATAACAAACTGAAATATTTTTCAATAAAAAATAATCATCATAATTTGGAATAACTTGTAATATATTTTTAAATTTATTTATTAACTCATATTCCATTTGTGCGTATTTTTTCATCATTAATTTTGAAACATATTTTTCACCTTTTTTTACTGTCATTTTATTTTTACATTTTAAATTTGGAATAAATAAACAACCAAATCCACCACTTGATGAAACAGAACCACCTTTCTTTTTTTTTTTTAATGTTTTATTTATCATAATATATTATATTGTTATTTTATTTTTTCTTATATTATTTCATATTAAACTAATAATTTTTTCTTATTTATTATTTCTTATTTCTTATTTCTTATAAAAATAAAATGAAATAAATATAAATAAAAAAAGAATACATAAATAAAATATTTTTTTATATAATTTAAATTTTTTTTTAAAATTTAAATTTTTATCTTTATATAAATCGTAATAATTAGTATAAAAATCATTTAATGGTATTTTGGATTTTCCAATATTTTCATTTATTTTATTATTAATAAACCATACCCATCTACATAAACTTTCTCTATCATTTAAATAAGGACTAAGTGGATATAAATTTAATAATTTGTCAAAATTGTTTGATATTTCTTGATTTGGAATAAAAAGAGAAAAATTATGTATTAAATCATAATATTTTTTTTTTGTTATTGTATTTGGAAAATTGGGATATATTATAGCAATTGTTCTAAGAAAAAACCAATATTTTGGACCCCAAACATCAGGATTTAATTTCATAGATTATATAATATTATTCTTTAAAAAAAATATTATATATACTCATAAAAAAATATATATAAAAAAAAAATATAAGATATAAATAATGTTAAAATTAAAAATAGAAAGTAATTTAAATAATATATCAAATAATAATTCAAACATTTGTAATAATTGTTTTAAAATAGGACATCAAATACATTCTTGTAAATTACCTATTCAAAGTTATGGAATTATTGTTTTTAGATTTTCTGAAGTTGGTATTCAATATTTAATGATAAGAAGAAAAGATAGTTTTTCATATATTGATTTAATTAGAGGAAAATATTCACCATATAACTTGGAACAAATACAACATATTATTGATGATATAACATTAGAAGAAAAAGAAAGATTAATAAATAAAAATTATGAATATCTAAGAAATGTTTTATGGTTATCTGATGTTTTACCTATAAACTATAAAAATGAAGATATTTTAGCACAAAAAAAGTTTGATTTAATTTCTGTAAATAATGATACAAATAACAAAAACACAGAAAAAATAGATTTTTTAAATGAAATTGATAAAAGTAATAACAATTGTATAAATTTAAAAAAATTAATTTATAAAAGTAAAACAAAATTTACAGATCAAGAATGGGAATTTCCCAAAGGAAGAAAAAATTACAATGAAAAAGATATTGATTGTGCATTTCGTGAATTTGAAGAAGAAACTGGACTTTCAAAAGAAAATATACAAATATTAACAAATGTTGTTCCTTATGAAGAAATATTTATAGGTTCAAACTACAAATCATATAAACATCGTTATTTTGTTGGATTTATGAAAAATCACACAAACAATTTAAATAACTATCAAAAAATGGAAGTTAGCAAAATTGAATGGAAAACAATTAATGAATGTTTACAAAGTATAAGACCAAACTCTATTGAAAAAAAAAATTTAATTATTAATGTTAACAAATTATTAACAACATATAATTTTTATAGTAATAAAATATAAATAAAATATAAATAAAATATAAATAAAATGTTAATAAATGTAAATAAAATGTAAATAATATATATACACATATAAATATGTCAACTAGTGAAGAACTAAAATATATATATAAAAATAATAAATGCAAAGAAGATATTTATAATAAAAATTGTAATCAATTTCTTCTTAGTATGGAAGAAAAAGAAAGAAATGAACTTGAAAAAAAATCTTATCCTTTTCTTTATCCTAACTTAAATGATGTTAACTTTAATATAAAAATTGCTGAAAAAAAAGAGTTTTATGATACAGCTTATGATGGAACATTGTATAAAGAATTTAAAAAATATGCTAACATTTTAAGTAATGCTGATTTTGAATTATCAAATCATCAATTATTTGTTAAAAATTTTTTATCATTTAATACTCCTTATAATAGTTTATTATTATATCACGGACTTGGAAGCGGTAAAACTTGTAGTGCAATAGGAATTTGTGAAGAATATAGAGACTATTTAAAACAAACAGGAACAAACAAACGTATTATTATAGTAGCTTCGCCAAATGTTCAAGATAATTTTAAATTACAACTTTTTGATGAAAGAAAATTAAAACTTGTTGATGGTTTATGGAATATAAAATCTTGTACAGGTAATAAGTTTTTAAAAGAAATAAATCCAACCAATATGAAAGGATTAACAAAAGAAAAAATAATAAGTCAAATTAATACATTAATAAATACTTATTATTTATTTTTGGGATATATTGAATTTTCAAATTACATTGAAAAAATACAAGGAAAAAAAGGTAAAAATATGAATATTAACTTAAATGAAAAATCTAAAATTAAAAATTTAAATAATGAATTCAATCAAAGATTAATTGTTATAGATGAAGTACATAATATAAGAAATACAGAAGATAATAAAAATAAAATTGTTGCTGATAATGTTTTAAAATTAATATCAAGTTCTAATAATATTCGTTTATTATTATTAACTGCTACACCTGTTTATAATTCTTATAAAGAAATAGTTTGGTTATTAAATTTAATGAATATTAATGATAAAAGAGGATATATAAATATAAGTGATATTTTTGATAATGAAGGTAATTTTAAAAAAGATAAAGAAGGAAAAGAAATTGGTAAAGAATTATTAATAAGAAAGTCAACTGGTTATATATCTTATGTTAGAGGGGAAAATCCTTATATTTTTCCATTTCGTATTTATCCTAATGAATTTTCATCATTAAATACATTACAAAATTATACTTATCCTAAATATCAAATGAATGGTATTGAAATAAAAAATAAAATTAACTTTTTAAACTTATATTTAAATAAAATAGGAAATTATCAAACTTATGGTTATAATCTTATTATAAATAACTTAAAAAAAAATATTAAAAACTTTTCTAACTTATCTTCTTTTAATTATACAATATTACAAACACCAATTGAAGCTTTAAATATTATTTATCCTGTTGAAGGTTTAACTCTCATTAATTCTTCATCTTTTTCTAATGAAAGTAATGAAAGTAATGAAAGTAATGAAAGTAATGAAAGTAATGAAAGTAATGAAATAAAAGGTGGTATAAAATCAATATTTAATAAAAATAATAATATTCAAGATACTGAAGAAGATACTGAAGAAGATACTGAAGAAGATACTGAAGAAGATACTGAAAAAGATAGTGAAGAAGACACTGAAGAAGGAATAAATAAAACAACAACAATTTTTAATGACAAAAAATATAAAAAAAAAACAGAAGGTGAAGAAGAAAAAAAAGGAGAAGAAGAAGAAAATGATGAAGAAGAAGAAAATGATGAAGAAGAAGAAAATATAAAAAATAAAATAATTGTTGATAGTTATGGTTTAACAGGAAAAAAAGGACTAAGAAATATTATGAATTTTGATGATTCAATTAACCCTTCAATTAAAGGAAATTTTGAATATAAACAACTAACATTAAACAAATACAATAATATTTTTTCAAGAAAAGAAATAGGAAAATATAGTTCAAAAATTGAAAGTATTTGTAATAATATTGTTACAGAAGATGGTGTTGTTAATGAAGGAATAATATTAATTTATTCACAATATATTGATAGTGGAATAATACCAGTAGCTCTTGCTCTTGAAGAAATGGGAATTACAAGATATGGAAATAACAAATCTCTTTTTAAAAAAAAACCTACAAAAGATGTTGATGTAAATACTTTTAAACCAATAACAGATATAAAAACTCAAAATCCTGCTAAATATATAATGATTACAGGAGATTTAAGAATATCACCAAATAATGATGAAGAAATAAAATTAGCAACAAGTTTAAATAATATTAACGGTGAAAAAATTAAAATAATATTAATTTCAAAAGCAGGTTCAGAAGGAATAGACTTAAAATATGTTAGACAAATACATATTTTAGAACCTTGGTATAATATGAATAGAATAGAACAGATTATTGGTCGTGGTGTTAGAAATCTTAGTCATAAAGATTTACCTTTTGAAAAAAGAAATGTTGAAATATTTTTACATGGAACTATATTAGATAATAATGAAGAAGAATCAATAGATTTATATGTTTATAGAACAGCAGAGTTAAAAGCATTACAAATGGGAAAAATAACAAGATTATTAAAAGAAAATTCTGTTGATTGTATTATAAATCATGAACAAACTAATTTTACAGAAGAAAAAATAAATGAATTATTATTAACAAATAATATTCCTATTATTCAAATATTATCATCTAATCAAATAATTAAAGACTATAAAATAGGTGATAAACCATTTTCTTCAACTTGTGATTATATGGATAATTGTGTTTATTCTTGTAATGCTGAACTGTCTAATTTAGTTATTAAAGAAGATACTTATAATGAAAGTTTTATTAAAAATAACTCTGATAAAATTATACAAAAAATAAAAATGTTAATGAAAGAAAAGTTTTTTTATAAAAAAGAAGATTTAATTAAATTAATAAATATACCAAGACCTTACAAACTATCTCATATTTATTATGCTTTAACACAAGTAATAGAAGATTCAACTAACTATATTATTGATAAATATAATAGAATTGGATATTTAATAAATATTGGAAATTATTATTTATATCAACCAAGTGAATTAAATAATCCAAATATTCCTATTTTTAATAGAAATACACCAATTAATTTTAAAAATCAAACAGCAATTTTTGATGTTACAAATGACATATATGAAAAAATATATAAAAATAAAGATAATGTAAAAAAAAATCAACTTGAAGAAGAAGAAGAAGAAGAAGAAGAAGAAGAAAAAGAAGAAAAAGAAGAAAAAGAAGAAAAAGAAGAAAAAGGAGAAAAAGAAGAAAAAAAAGATGAACTTGAGGAAGAAGAAGAAGAAGAAGAAGAAGAAGAAGAAGTAAAAGAATATGATGTAAATGAAAATATTGATATTATTTTAACAGATATTAAAAAGAAATATGCTTTAGCTTTAGAATATGCTAAAAAAACGGGTGATGAAAAAGTTAAAAAAAGTGATGATGAAGAATATAATTACTATAGACATTTTGGTAAAATAATGAAACTGTTAGTTAAAAATCAAGAAATTACAGCAAATGAAGTTGTAGAAATATTATTGGAAGACATATTAGATAAAATATTATACAAAGATAAATTAATTTTGATGAAGTATATTATTAATGTAAAAGAAAATAATATAGAAAATAAAATTAAACAATATTTTGATAATAAATTAATTATGACACAAGAAAATTTGATTGGTATATTTTTATTTGATAATAAAGTTAGACATTTATTCATATTAAAAAATAATGAGTTTATTGAGGGAAAAAAACAAGATGAATATGATATTTCTAATGAATTGAAAAAAAAATATTTAATTAGTATTAATAAATTTAATAATATAATTGGATTTTTAAATTATGATGAAAAAAAGAAGTTTATTGGATTTAAAACAAAAGATATAACAAAAAAAAGAAATACTGGTTATTTATGTGCCAATTCAGGAAAAAAAGTTATGCTTTTAACACTTAATCAAATATATGGTGAAGATAAATTTAACAAAGAAAATACAAAAAGTTTGGTTGATCAAGAATTATGTATTTATCAAAATATAATCTTACGTCATTATCAAAAAATAAATAAAAATTCAAAAATGTGGTTTTTTGATTTTGAATTATCCAATATATATAATATTTAATAAATAAAAATGAAATGATATTAAATAAAGTTTTAATATTATTATAAATAAAAATGGAAAATAAAATAATTGAAAAAGAGAAATCAAATAAAAAAATGAAAACTTCAATAAACGAAAAAAAAGATTTACAATATAAAAATAATAAAATAAATATGGAAGATGTTTTTTCAAAAGCACTTTTATCAAGAAATGTAAATATTTCTTTTAAAAATATAGGTAAAAATTTTAGAGAAATAATTGAAAATAATTTGAAAGAACAACTTGAAGGTAAATGTATTGTTGAAGGTTATATACAAAAAGATACAATTAAAATTATTACTCATAGTTCTGGTTTGGTAAAATCAAATGTCATAAACTTTGAAGTTGTTTTTGAATGTATGATTTGTTTTCCTGTTGAGGGTATGATTATTAGTTGTATAGTTAAAAATGTTACAAAAGCAGGAATAAGAGCTGAAAGTTCAACAAATGAACCTTCACCATTTATACTTTTCATCAGTAGAGATCATCATAATAACAATAAATATTTTAATACATTGAAAGAAGGTGATATATTTTTATCACGTGTTATAGGTCAAAGATATGAGTTAAATGATACACATATTTATATTATTGGTGAATTAGTTAAACCATTTAATATCAAAAAAAATTAATAACTAATATTTAAACTTAAAAATATTAATTTAATTAAAATTATAAATGAATATTAATAATGAAACAAATGAGACAAAAGAAATAGAACAAATAGAACAAATAGAACAAATAGAACAAATAGAACAAATAAAAGAAATAGAAGAAATAGAAGAAATAGAACAAATAGAACAAATATTTAAAAAAGATAACAATAACTTATTAAATATTGATAAAGAAGAACCAAAAAATATACTAATAAAAGAACTAATTGATATTCAAAAAACTATTGAATCTATGTCAAAATATAACCAAATAGAAATTTTAAGAATATTAAAAATAGACAACAAAATAACACTAAATGAAAATAAATATGGAATTTTTATTAATTTAAGTGAAGTTGATATATTAACTATTAATAAATTAAAAAATTTTATTCAATATGTTAATACACAAGAAATGAATTTAATTCAAATAGAAAACCAAAAAGAAATATATAAAAATCAATTTTTTATTAATGATAATAAGTTGAAATAATATATATGTAAATAATACATAAAAATAAAACATTATTTTTATGTATAGAAAATTTACTTTTGATAAAATGTTAAACATTGAAAAAACAAATAACCTTATTTTTTCTTTAGAAAAATATATGATCAATGACTTTTTTTTAAATGGTTATACATCTCAAAATATTGTTTCTCAAAATATTATTCCTCAAAATATTATTCCTGAAAATATTCTTAGTGAAAATATTGTTCCTCAAAATATTCTAAGTGAAAATATTGTTCCTCAAAATATTCTAAGTGAAAATATTGTTTCTCAAAATATTCTAAGTGAAAATATTGTTCCTCAAAATATTGTTTCTCAAAATATTATTCCTCAAAATATTCTTAGTGAAAATATTTTTTGTAAAAATATTATCCATAAAAAAAATAATAATTTTGAAAATAAAAAAGAAATAAATGATAAATTATTTTGGCTATTTTATAAATTAGATAATAGTTTGGAAAGTTTTGAAATGTTAGGTAATATAAATATTGTAAAAGAAAAACAAGAAAAAATTAAATATATTGATATAATTAGAGAAAATAAAAAAAATTTAAAAAATAAAAAAATAAATAAGTTAACTGATGTTGAAAATGAATTAGTCAATGAAAATAAAATAAATATTAAAACATTTTTAATATTATGTATTATTAAAAAATTAAATATTTTATATGTTGATGATATAAAAAGAGTAATGTTTGAATCAATAAACAATGAATCAAATGATAATATATATATTGTACATAATAATAATAATAAATATTATTTTAGTGAAGAAAAAATAATTATTAAAGATGATGAAAATGTTGAAAATATTGAAAAATCACAAAATAAAAAAGAATATATTAATTATAAAGATAAATATAATTATTTTTTATTTGATAATATTGAAATGAAATTAAAATGTATATCTTCATATAAAGTTTTAGATTTGTTGAATATTAAAGATAAGTTAAAAATAAAAGATACAGATAAAAAAAATAAAAAAGAGTTATATGAAATGATTACATTACATCTACGATTATAAAATAAAAATTATATAAATATTATTAATAAAAAAAATGATTTAACATTTTATTAATATATACATAATATATTAATAACATGAATAAAAAAACTTTTGATAATAGTAAAAATAATAACTATGAAAGAAAAGAAGAATTAAAAGAAAAAAAAAAAGATATTACTATTGATGAAGAACTTGAAAATATGATTAATGTTTATTTGTCACAAAATCCATATATAAAAAATAGAGAAGAAAAAGAAAGTGAATTGGAAGTTCGTTTTGGAACAAAAGGAAAACAAAGATTAAATAAAATAGACTATGATAATGTTATTAAAAAAATAAAATCTTTTGGTTTTAACTCAAATAATCAAGAAGGAGAATATTTATTAAGAATTAATAATGAATATTTACATCCAAAGTTTGGTTATACATTATCAAGTATAAGAACTGAAATAACAGGATTAGATGCTATACAATACTATTGTAAAACAAATGATATTAATAAATTGGTAATGTCAACTCAACCTGTTTATTATGTAAAGTTAAATAAAAAATATAATGCGTCATTTAATAACAATAAAATAAATTATATAAATTATGATGATTTTAATTTTAGAGTTTCATATCAAATAGAAGAAAACATAAATAAGTCAAATATAATTGCTAAAGAAATGTTTGAAAATTGGGAACAAACAAAAAAGTCATTTAGATATATAAATCGTGTTACTTTCAATAAACCTAATATTCCAATTAATATTGATTTAAGTATTGTTAAATCTCCATTAACAGATAATAAAGGTAAATATATATTATCAACAAATATTCAAGATTCAAATATTTTTAATAATATTTCAAGTTATGAAATAGAACTTGAATTAATAAATAATCAAATAGGACCTGGAACAGATTATAAAACACCAAAAGATATAATTAAAGTATTAAAAAATACAATAAAATGTATTTTAGCAGGATTACAGGATACAAATTATCCAATATCATATAAAGAACAAGATGATGTATTAAATGAATATTTCAAAACTTTATTTTTTGAAAAAGAAAAAGACTTATATAATTTATTAAGACAAAAAACAAAATATTTTATAGCACCTTCTTCATATACTTTACAAATTAAAAATATAATACCTGTAAATGAAAATATGAAAATACCAAATATAAGAAAAAATTATTGTGTTTCAGATAAAGCTGATGGTGAAAGAAGACTAATGTATATATCTTCAAATGGTAAAATATACTTATTGAATAGTAATATGAATATTATGTTTACGGGTGCGATAACAAAAGAATTTAAAACATTTAATAGTATTCTTGATGGAGAACTTATATTAAATGATAAAAATAATAACTATATAAACTTATTTGTTTGTTTTGATATTTATTATTTAAATGGAAATGATGTACGTAGTTTTATGTTTATAAATACTTTAAATAAAGAAGAAAAAAAAACGGATAATTTTCGTTATTATTTATTAATTGATTTAATTAAAATCTTGAATCCAATATCAATTTTAGAAGAAAATAATATATCACCTATTCGTATTCAATATAAAAATTTTTATTCAACAGAAGATAATAATGATAAAAGTATATTTCAAGCTTGTAATATATTATTAACTGAAATATATAATAATACTTTTGAATATAAAACAGATGGATTGATTTTTACACCTTCTAATTTTGGTGTTGGTTCAAATAAAGTTGGGGAAGCAGGTAATTTAAAAAAAGAAGTTTGGGAATATTCTTTTAAATGGAAACCTCCTGAATTTAATACAATTGATTTCTTAGTAACAACAGAAAAAAATAATAATAATCAAGATGTTATAAAATCAATTTTTCAAGAAGGAATAAACACTTCAACAACAGAACAACTAGATCAATATAAAATTGTTATTTTAAGATGTGGATTTGACGAAAAAAAACATGGATTTATAAATCCTTGTGAAGATGTTTTAAATGATAAACTACCAGTTTTTAATGAGAATGAAATAAGTAGTTATGATAATTATAAACCTGTTCAATTTTATCCATCTATTCCTTATGACCCAGAAGCAGGTATTTGTCATATTATGTTAAAAAAGGACAATAATGGAACATTACAAATGTTTTCTGAAGAAAATGAAATTATTGAAGATAACACAATTGTTGAATTTAAATATGATTTTTCTATTGATGACAATAAATTTAAATGGGTTCCATTAAGAGTTCGTTACGATAAAACAAATGAATTAAAACGTGGAAAAAGAAACTTTGGTAATGATTATACTGTTGCAAACAATAATTGGTATTCTATACATAATCCAATAACATTACAAATGATTACTTCAGGAAATAATATACCTGAAGAAACATTAGATGATGATATTTATTATAATAGAATTGTTAAAGATACAAATACACAAGGATTGCGTGATTTTCATAATTTATTTGTTAAAAAAAAATTAATTACAAATGTATCTAAGAAAAATCAAACATTAATTGATTATTCTTGTGGTAAAGGAGGAGATTTTCCTAAATGGATTGAATCTAAACTTTCATTTGTTTTTGGAATTGATATATCAAAAGATAATATTGAAAATAGATTGAATGGTGCTTGTTCACGATTTTTAAACTATTGTAAAGAGTTCAAAGAAGTTCCTTATGCTTTATTTGTAAATGGTGATTCTTCTTTAAATATAAAAAATGGAGACGCAATGTTTGATGAAAAATCAAAACAAATAACCAAAATAATTTTTGGACAAACATCTTCTATAAACAAGGATATAATAGGAAAAGGTGTTCTAAGACAAGTTGGTGTTGGAAAAAATGGATTTAATATATCTTCTTGTCAATTTTCTATTCATTACTTTTTTGAAAATAAAATAAAATTTTATAGTTTTATAAGAAATGTTTCTGAAACTACAAGTTTAAATGGTTATTTTGTTGGAACAAGTTATGACGGTAAAAATATTTTTGAAAGAATTAAAAAGTTAAAATTAAATGAAAGTAATACAATTTATGATACAAATAATGAAAAAATATGGAAAATTACAAAAAAATATGATAATGATATTTTTAATAATGATGAAACATGTCTTGGATACAAAATAGGTGTTTATCAAGAATCAATTAATAATATGATTGATGAATATTTGGTTAATTATGAATATTTAACGAGAATACTTGAAGACTTTGGTTTTATTTTACTTAGTGATGATGAAGCAAAAAATATAGGTTTTCCTTCAAGTACAGGTATGTTTAATGTGCTATATAATATGATGATGAATGAGGTTAATAAAAATAGTAATTTAAAATTAAAATATGGAAACGCATTAAATATGAAATCTTATGAAAAAGAAATATCATTTTTAAATAGATATTTTATTTATAAAAAAGTTAGAGAAGTTGATAGTGAAAAATTAACTAGAAATTTTATTAATAAAACATTTTCTGAAGCAATTTTACTTGATAATAAAGAAGAATTAAAAATGGATGACGATTTGCTTTACGGAGTAAAACAAAATAAAATAAATAAACCTAAAAAAATAAATAAAAAAATAATTTTAATACCAGGAACAGAAGCTTTAGAAAATGAAGACGCTTTGCTTTACGAAGTAAAAGACAAAATTGAAGAAAACCCAATAACTGAAAAAGAAAAAATTAAAGAAAAACAAAAAACTGAAAAAAGAAAAAAGTTAATAAAAACAAAAGAGAAAAATGTTAAGTTAATTATTGAAGATGAAGATTTTGGAGATAATGAAGAAAAAATATTAGCTGAAACATTACCTGAAACATTACCTGAAAAAACATTACCTGAAATATTAAATGAAAAATCAATACCTGAAAAAACATTACCTGAAAAATCAATACCTGAAAAAACATTACCTGAAAAATCAATACCTGAAATATTAACTGAAAAAAATATATCTAAAATGAAAACTAAAGAAAAACTAAAAATAGAAAAACCCAAAACTGAAAAAAGAAAAAAATTAACAAAAACAAAAGAAAAAAAAGTAAAACTAATTATTGAAGATGAAGACGAAGAAGAAATATAATAATTAAATAATCATATTAAAATTATATAAATATTATTATAAATATTATATTATAACTATGAACTATTTTATATTACCAAAAATGGAAACTGAGTTTGTAATTTCTATTAATAATAGTGAGGAGTTAATAAAACCATACTTATTAAATAGTTTATTATATTTTACTGATTTAATAAATAAACAACTTGATATATTAAACTGTGAAATAAAAGAAGAAATAAAAGAAGAAATTAAAAAAGAAATCAAAAGAGAAATTAAAAATAAATATTATAAATCTATAATTTTAAATAATAAAAATACGAATGATTGTAATGATTTAATAAAAACAAATACATTTTTTTGTAAAAGTAATCTTGAAAATGAATTAAGTAAAAAAGAAATAGAATTTTTATGTGAAAAATTAATAAAAAATGAAAATGAAAATAAAATTGAAAATGACGTTTTTTTGAACGAAGTTAAAAATGACGATTTGCTTAACGAAGTTAAAAATGAAGATAATGAAATAAAAAAAGAAAATTATAAAAATAGTTTAATTAAATTATTAAATAATTTTGATATTTATAAATCATTTAATACTTATGAATATTTATGTTATAACATTCCTAATTATTATTCAAAATATTTAAAAAAATATAATATTGATAAGAAAGAACCTAATTTTGATAATAACTTGTTATGTAAATATAAAGTCATTGATATTGATATATTTATATTACATGAAATAATTGAATTATTTAAAACAAATAATGATTTTTATGAGTGTTTATTATTTAATAAAAAAGAATGCGATAAAAAAGAATGCGATAATAACTTTGGATTTTATAACATAAATAAAAAAAATATATGTAAATATTTTGAAACAGATAATAACATTTATTTAAATAATATTCAAACCTTAAAAAGTATTCAAGAAAATAAAAGTAATTTTTTATACTATAAAATTAATAATAATGAAAAAAATGAAAAATACAATAGTTATATTTTAAAGTTACTAAAATTATTAAATAATATTTTAAATAACCAAAAAATAAAAGGTTGTTGTCTTTTTAACATAAATAATATGATATATAAACCAAATATAGAATTATTGTTTATATTAAATAATATTTATGAAAAAGTATTAATTATAAAACCATTATCATTAAATATTTTTTCTAATGATATTTATATTTTTTGTAAAAATTTTAAAGTAAATGATAATGAAAAGTTAATAAGTATTATTCAACAAATTAATAATCTTATTTTTGTTAGAAAAAATAATATTCAATCTATTATTGATATAGACTTACCTATTTATTTTTTAAATAAAATTGAAGAAATAAATATTATTATAGGACAACAAAAATTAGAAAATATTTATCAAAATATAAATATTATTAAATCAAGTAAAAATAAAATTGAAAAACTTGAAATTATAAAAAAAAATAATATTATAAAATGTATAAAATGGTTTTCTAAAAATAACATTCCATACAATAAAAATTATGACTTATTAAACCATATATCTTAGTTAAACTATATTTTTTTAAAATTATTAAGTGAAAATCTAAGAATAAATGAAAATCTAAGAATAAATGAAAATCTAAGAATAAATGAAAATCTAAGAATAAATGAAAATCTAAGAATAAATGAAAATCTAAGAATAAATGAAAATCTAAAAATAAATGAAAATCTAAGAATAAAAATTATATATAATAAATATATTTTTAGAAGAGTATTATTTATTTATAAAACTTATTTTCTTAGATTATACAAATTTTTTATTCTCAACATTTGATTTTATTACAATTTGAACCATATTTTGCTTTTAAAAAGAATGGAGAAGTTATTAAACCACCTTTATTTGCTAAAACTTCAGCAGTTTCAATATTAAGAAGTTTTTGATTAATAGCATTATTTTTATTTATTGTTTGATAATTTTTTTGAAGTATTTGAGTACTTGAACTAACAGCACCTTGAACAGCAAAGTTTGAATTATTTGGTTTATAATAAACTCTTCCACATGTTAAACTATTTGTTGGACCTTCAATTAGTTCTGAAAGAGTTTTATTATTATTAATTGTATCATATATATACATACATAACAGATTTGCTCTATTTTCATCAAAAGTAGAATTTATAAATTGAATAAAACTTTGTATTGTTTTGAATTGAAGAGATATTAATAAATTATATTCACCATTATTAATTAATCCTTTTTTATTCATTCCTAAAATAATTTCAGAAATTACTGAAATTAATGTTTCTTCTAAAATAGCACCATTACAATAACATTGTCCTACATATTCATTAAAATAAGATAGAGGAGAACCAGGTTTAGCATTAGAAACAAGACTATCAATAGTTAAAGGATTACTAATAACTGTTTTTAAAATAGAACTAACAATTTCAGAAGTAAGTTTAACACCTTTAACAAAGTTAAATTGTTTTTGTTGAAATGTTTGACATCTATTTTGTAAATATTGATAATTAGTAGTATAGTAGTTGGGTTTTGTTATAGTGCTTGCAGGTAATACTCTTTTTTTTGCTTTATATTCTTCATTACAACAAAACTTTGGATTTGTAACAATAACTTGTGGTTTTTCTGTTAAATTGTCAACAGGTCTATAACTTGAAACAACAGTTGTACCTATACAAGTTTTACAATTTTCAACTGCTTTTAACGTACCATTAACGCTATTTACTTGATTAGGAACAATTGAATAAGCACCAGGAAGCCATAACATTTGTGAAACCATATTATTTAAAACAGACGATTTAACATTTCTCATTTCATTGTAGTCAACAGTAATTGTTTCATTTGTATTATTAGGATTTGGAATTTCAATATATTGAGGAATAATAATTCCTTTACGAAAATGTTTTATAGGTCTTGCTTTTCCAAACGGTGCTGGTGTATCATTTGTATAATCTTTATTCCAAAAACCTCTTGTATTTTTTGAAGTATTACCAGTTTGATAAGAGTTTATACCTACTCCTTTTGTAGGATTAATTTTACCTTGAGGTAATCTATTATTATAAGAACCAAACATATTTGTTGGACGAAAGTTGCTTGACATAATATATATATATTAGTGGAACATTATTTTTACTAACATATATTTTTAATTATTACTTTATTAATTAGTTTAATATAAAAATAATATATTAAATATATTTATATATGTCATTTTCAAATTATAGTGACTTAATAAAATCAAAAAAAGTCTGCTATAATCCACCATCTTGTGTTAAATCATGTTCCACAGAAAGTGTTGTTAACATATACAATGGTCCAGTTGGTGGTATAACAGGACCAACAGGACAGGCAGGATCAGCAACAAATACAGGTTCAACAGGTAACACAGGCTCAACAGGTAACACAGGCTCAACAGGTGATACGGGTGACACAGGACCAACAGGACAAGCAGGATCAGCAACAAATACAGGTTCAACAGGTGACACTGGTGATACAGGTAATACAGGTGATACAGGTAATACAGGTGATACAGGTGATACAGGACCAACAGGAGATACAGGAATAACAGGACCAACAGGACCAACAGGTGATACTGGACCAACCGGACCAGCAGGATCAGCAACAAATACAGGTGCAACTGGTGATACAGGTTCAACAGGTGATACAGGACCAACAGGACCAGCAGGATCAGCAACAAATACAGGTGCAACCGGTGATACAGGTTCAACAGGTGATACAGGATGTACAGGAATAACAGGTGATACAGGTGATACAGGACCTACAGGACCTACAGGAATAACAGGTTCAACAGGTGATACAGGTTCAACAGGTTATACAGGTTCAACAGGTGATACAGGTTATACAGGACCTACAGGAATAACAGGTTCAACAGGTGATACAGGTTCAACAGGTTATACAGGATCTACAGGTGATACAGGACCTACAGGAATAACAGGTTCAACAGGTGATACAGGTTCAACAGGTTATACAGGATCTACAGGTGATACAGGACCTACAGGTTCAACAGGACCTACAGGAATAACAGGTTCAATAGGTGATACGGGTTCAACAGGTTCAACAGGTGATACGGGTTCAACAGGACCTACAGGAATAACGGGATCAATTGGTGATACAGGTTCAACAGGTTCAACAGGTGATACGGGTTCAACAGGAACAACTGGACCTACAGGAATAACGGGATCAATTGGTGATACGGGTTCAACAGGTGATACAGGTTCAACAGGAACAACTGGACCTACAGGAATAACAGGTTCAATAGGTGATACAGGTTCAACAGGTTCAACAGGTGATACAGGTTCAACAGGACCTACAGGAATAACAGGTTCAATAGGTGATACGGGTTCAACAGGTGATACAGGTTCAACAGGTTCAACAGGACCTACAGGAATAACAGGTTCAATAGGTGATACAGGTTCAACAGGTTCAACAGGTGATACAGGTTCAACAGGTTCAACAGGACCTACAGGAATAACAGGTTCAATAGGTGATACAGGTTCAACAGGTGATACAGGTTCAACAGGAACAACTGGACCTACAGGAATAACAGGTTCAATAGGTGATACAGGTTCAACAGGTTCAACAGGTGATACAGGTTCAACAGGAACAACTGGACCTACAGGAATAACAGGTTCAATAGGTGATACAGGTTCAACAGGTGATACAGGTTCAACAGGAACAACTGGACCTACAGGAATAACAGGTTCAATAGGTGATAC